CAGCCGCGGCCTCGATCACGTTACCGCTCGCGTCCAACTTCACCGGCGCTCCCTTCAAAAAGGTCTGGCCGCTTGCGCTCGGGTACGTGTTGGACTCGGGAGTGTTACCACTCACCGTTCCCGCAACGATCATTGCCATTGCTAGCCCTCCTTGTCCGCCATGTCAGGCGAGTCCCGGTTTTCCTCGTACGACACCCGCTCGCCTGCCGCCGAGTCCACCGCGCGCTTGTACGACTGAATCACGCCCTGCGTCCGTGCCTTGATCTGCTGTTGGTTCAGACTCCGGTACTTCTCGTGGAGTTCCTTCGGAATCTTCGCCAGTACGAGATCGCCAACCTCGACCTGGGAGGTCGTGTCGGCTGCCTTCTTCATCGGCGTGTTGTCCATCAGCACGCTGCGCTCGCCCTGCTCGCCGCTGCTGCTGACAACCTCGTACCCGAGGTAGCCGGTCTTGCGAGCCATGTTGAGCTTGTCCGTCCGGATCCACCGGTAGTGGTAGTTTGGATCCTTGTTCTTCACCGCCAGGGGATCCCAGCGGCCGGACTGCATCTTCTTGTCCGCCTCGTCCAGGGTTACACTAACGCCCATCTTCCCTTTCCCTTCCTGCGAACGGGCTCCTCCTATTCCGCTGTGGCGGCACCCGTTCGATGTCTTCCGAACTAAACTCGCGCCAGTCCTTCTCGTTCATCCCGAAAGCCTTCATCAGCTCTTTCTCGACGGGATCCAAAGGCTGTTCTCGCCTGTCCGATTTACGAGAAGTTGCGGCCTCGGCTGCCGCCTTTCGCTCTTTGGCGACCTTACCCCGGCGCTCCATCTCCTCATCAATGTGCCCGGCCAGTATGTACCGGTACGCGGACTCCCACGCCCCGGGCTTAGCCTGCACATCGAGAGGCATTGTCGACATGAACTCGTCAATCTCACGTTCGTAGCGGCCCCAGTTTTCCCCGAGCCGTTCCGCGGCCCTTGTTCGGTTGTCCCTGGCTGTATTGGTCAGGTATTCCCCAACAATGGGCGCCACCCGCTCGTTGAACATCTGGTTGACTGCAGTCTCCGGGTCCTCATCGAACTGGTCTGCCCGAGTCTTACCCGTGTCAGCCTGCTGCCGTTTCGCCGCCACGTCTTGGATCTTCTGTAGCAACGCTCCCACGTACTGCCGAGCCTCGCCGGCAGCCTGGGTGCTCGTTGCGACAGCCCCGCGCAGATGCGCGTTCTCCGCCCGGATGTCGTCCAGCAGCTTCCGGACTTCACCGGAATCTGGGGCCTTGGACGGCTTTGCGGACTCAGCTTCAGATGGTCTTTCCTCAGCTTCGTCCTGCCCTACTTCATCCTGCTCGTCTGCCATCTCGCTCCCTCTCTACCTCAACCAGCCGTTCGAGTAAGTCGTCTCCAAACTCAAACCACCGATTGATTGCGTTTAACTCTCCTCGCTGTTCCAAGAACTGTTCCCAACTACTGCATTGGGCCAGGCCCTCCAGGAGTTGGTGCCGCACCTGGTCCAGGTGCGCCCATAGCTCCACCCATGCCTCCCCCGTTTTGATTTCCTGGAGGACCCCCTGGAGGTGGCTGCGCTCCGACATTTCCCATGTTCTCCATCATGGCTGTCATCGGCAACACCGTGTCCAGGTCCTTGATATCGAACGCTTGCACGATGCGCTTCATGAAATACTCGCTGCCCTTTAGCATCGACATGATCAACGGCATCAGGGGCTGCATCTGCATACCCATCTGAGCCATGCTTATCACTTGCTGATAGTGTTGCGTTACCAGCCCCATAACCGTGATCAGGCCTTGCTTCTCGATTTCTTTATTGATCGTCGCGGTCGAGGCCGTCAGCTCGATCCCGATTCCATCGGCGATGAAATCGTCCGGTAGGTTGAGTGCTCGCTCAACCCACTTACCGTCCTCGCCCTCGACGAAATACGCCATTTCCCTGGGTCGGTATTGCGCGTTCAGCAACAACACCATCTGTCCGACTTTGCTGAGCGTCTCTCGGATGTCACGGACATTCAGATCGAACCTTCGGTTCCCCTCCTGAATGATAGCCAACGTGCCCGTGGCTGTCGCCCTTCCGCCCAAGATCGAAGATTCTCTCCCCAGCTGGTAATCCGTGACACCCGAGCGGCGCTCGGCATAACTCAGCGCGCTCGTCTCCAAAGCCTGCAAGCTGTTTCCAATATCACCCATGCTCACTGCTACGAGGTCTTTCGACGGGTCGGGAACAGTCAAAAAGCGGCCGGGCCAAATGCGGGTCGTATTACGGACAGCACCACGTCTGCCCACAAAGAATTTTGTGTTGGCTATTGTGCTATTATCCACCTCCTGCCTATGTATAGTCGACAACTCTTCTTGCAACTGCCAAAGCTGCTGCGCAATACCCACACCGGCCCGGCGGCCCTCTTGATCCAGGAACTTGCCTTTGAAGAACGGTCGCTTGTTATCTGCATGGGGATTATAGATACACCGCATTAACGTCCGTGATTCGGGATGATACGTTGCCACCATCGGACTGGGCAGCCCCCCGGGCTTCAGCGGGAAGTCAATCCAAGTCTCGTAGAACGTGTTCAGTTTTACCTTAGTTACCGATGGCTCGCCGGTAGGACCAGCCAGCATCTCGGTGATGTTGCTGATATCCTCTTTACGCGCGATAACCTTGTCCACGTCCTCGTAGACGCCATCATACTCTCGCCACCGCAGCTGCCCGTCCGTCAACCGCACTCGGTGTGCCATCCACTCGGCCTGGTTAATATCGTCCTCGATCCCAACCTGGCACACAATGTCCATCAGCAACACGTGCTGCGGATGTGGCCTCCGCACGATCCGATCTACAGGCACCGGGTTGCCCTTATTGTCGAGCTTAAATGTGCGGACCGTCGCTACCTCCCACGGGACCTTGATATAGCCCCACCCGTACTTCGTGACCTCGAGCACCCACGACCGGATCGTATTATAGATATCATACTCTTGACGCCGGCTCCAATCCAAGAAATCCTCAAGCGGCTTCGCTACATCGTCCAGCGATTTGATCAACGGCCGGGCGGTCCACAGTGGCTCGACGGCGAATATGGTATTGACAATCCGAGCCACGATCGAGTCCGTGTGAATCCCGATCAACGGGATCACCACATTGCATGCATTCTCCCATGGGAAGTTCTTGGTCCGCGTCAGTGGTTCACCTAGGTACGCCCGATTCCACTCATCTATCTTGTTCTCGAGCGACTCGTGGTCGATCCGGGCCTCGTTCAACTCCATATCGAGGTAGTCGATCAACCGCTGCTTCTCGGTTTCCGTCAGATCGACGGCTGCGCCCGGCGTTTGCATTTAATGACAGTTCACGTTATTGGTAATGGTTTCCCCGGCGTCGAACATAGCCATACAGCCTCCCGTGGTCACGATTCCCTTGCCCGGCCAATAGAACGTTGGATACAAAATCCGGTCTCGCGGGGGCCGGACCCAGGCCAACTTGCAAAAGATGCAGTAGCACGTGTCGCATTTCTCGCAGTAGTCAACCTCGTGACCACCCGGATCGCTGCACTCAATAGCTGCCATATCCTTCCTTGGGGGCCTTGGGCGCTTTCTTCCCACCGCCCTTCGGGCGCATCGTGCTGGGCTTGCCCTTTCCGCCCTTGATCTTTCCCGAGTCCATCGGTCCCTTGCCCATTGCCGCTACTCCTTCAACTTCGGGGGCTTCAGCCCCTTCGGTAGTTCATACAACCCACGGGTTCCCTTCGGTAACGTCTGATGAACGCCCGCGGCAGCCCGGGTAATCAGCTTCCCGATGTTCGCCGCCGGTTTTAGGTCCGGTTTACCGATCCGATACCCCCCAACCTTCATCCCCGCCACCTCGTGGCTTCCCTAATACCCTGTACGCCCAGCCCCACGTCCTGCATCAGCTGTGAGATGCGCTCTGGGCTCATAGGTGGCAGGGGGTCCATCGTCATTCCGGGGGCATGCGCCGCTGCTTGCTGCTCGTTGACCATCTCAGCGCCTTTCTTCTGCCCTAGGCGCTGCATTAGCGTGGTCTGACCCAGCCCCTTGCCGAGCTCATTGATGGTTCCAATGCTCTTGGTGAAGGCCGCCAGGTTTTGCTGCCTCTCTTCCGGGGTATCACCGAGCGATTGCACGAAATCGCCCGCCGCCTTACCAATCACACCCTTGATCGAGCCCCACATCCCCGGCGGCTCCGGTGTTGCTGGCGTTGGGGCCGCGCTGGCTCCCGGCGCCACGCCCACACTCATACCCGCGCTCGGGTTGCCCGGCGCCGGCATGCTCATTCCCACGCCCGTGTTCGGTATTGGTGCAGATCCTGCCGACATATTAGTACCCCGTTACGGCCGACCGGCCGCCCTCGTTGATGAAATGCTTGTACTCTGCCTCTTCCTCGGGGCTTGGCGGGCGCGAATCTTCGTCTAGATCCCACACGAAGGGACCGTATGCTAGCGCATCCAGCAAATCTACCGTGGCGCCGACAGGGAAAGCTTCGTACTCTTCAATTAACTCTTTCATCTCACGCCTAAACCAGATCTCCCCGCGTTCCAAATAGGGTTGCAATGCGCGTATTCTGCCCTCTTTTTTGACCCTAACATCGGGCTTTAGCTGCCTCACATTGATCCATTTGCCCCGGCGCTGGGCCTCAGCCTCCAGAAACGGCTTGATCGCACGCTGATATTGCACATCTTCTACCCCGACCGACTCGCAGTCCCACTTCTCTTGCAGCTCGAAGATCTTCTCGAACATCTTGAACGGCTGACACCGGTCGGCCCACGCGTCCAACACGAATTTCCGGCCATCGGGTGCCGCACCTGTGACCACAATGCCGGTTCTCGCGGCCGATGAGCGCTCCGATATCGCCGGATCCACGAACATATTGCGGACCATGCCATCAATCTCCGGGCCTTCAATAAGGCCCTCCGCAACCGCCTGCCCATTCTGTAGAAAATAGTATCGCAACCAGCTGGGATCAAAGCTCGTTACCTCTGGATCGTACGGGCTATTCAGATATTGGCAGCTAAACTTGAACGATCCATACTTCCGGCGAATGCGATCCAGTTCGTGGATGTTAAATCGCTCGGACCAAATGGGTTCGCCATCTTCGATGGCCGCCCGGAAGAACACATCCAGATCATCCTCGTTCTTTTCGGCCCAAGCATACAAATCGTTGTACGTCCACCGCGTCCCATACAGGTCGATGCTGTCCCTCGGGTCCACCAACAGCGATTCGCAGTACTGATACCAGTCAATCGTCTTCCGCATCACCTCGTGCGACTCGCTCGCCTCTTTGCCCACCAAGTCATCCAGCTTAATCCGCGTGTAGTGACGCGAAACCACAGCTCCACCCACCCCGATGACCTCGACGGTAGACTCGGGGTAGTCGTCTGAGCGAGGCACACACATCTCAGTCTCGCTCCACTTTGGTCGCTTACTGAAGTCGGGTATGAGCTCAGGCCACAACCACCGGAACATCGCATTTCGCTCAAACACAGCCTGGATTCGCCGAAGGAAGTGGCTCGCATTGGTCGCAGTTTCGTTCGCGAGAAGAATTCTGATGTTGGGATTCACCACAATCAACCGCAACGTGTCCGCGATGGTCCAAACCGAGGTCTTCAAATGGTCCTGGGGCACTAACCCGAGCTTGCGACGAGACGGCCCCGCAATCCACGCGGCC